TTAGTGCCATTGGTTCCATCTACGCCATCTACGCCATTAGTGCCATTGGTTCCATCTACGCCATCTACGCCATTAGTGCCATTGGTTCCATCTACGCCATCTGTACCTGTTTCACCTTGAATGCCAGTATCGCCATCAGCGCCTGCTGCGCCTGTTGCGCCTGTTTCTCCCTGAATGCCTTGAATTCCCTGTGCGCCTGTTTCTCCCTGAATGCCTTGAATGCCCTGAGCGCCAGTGTCTCCTGTTACGCCTTGTGTCTGTAGTATTGCGATAGCGTCTGCGTTAGTCGCAATATCTGTTACGTTAGTCGCAATATCTGTTACGTTAGTCGCGATATTTGTTGCGTTGGTTTGAGTGTTATTATCGGCAGTAATCGCGGTGACGAAATTAAACTGGCCGAGGGTTTGCAACTGTGTGATATCGCCTGTGTTGGCTTCGATAGCGTCTGCGTTAGTCGCGATATTTGTTGCGTTGGTTTGAGTGGCGGTCGATACTATACCGACAGCAGCCATGCCGTCAGTGCGATTTGATGCGATAGCGTCTGCGTTAGTCGCAATATCTGTTACGTTAGTCGCAATATCTGTTTCAGTCTTACTGTTCAGCGTTGTCAAACGATTATTCACAAATACGATGGCGACTACGTTAGTGGCACTTGCCTCTGCTGCTGTAGTTGCGTTAGTTGTGATATCTGTTGCGTTAGTCGCGATATTTGTTGCGTTAGTCGCGATATTTGCTGCGTTAGTAGCAGCATCTTGTGCCAACGTGGATGTGGCTACGGAAGATGTTACTACTGCGATTGCGAGTGCTGATACTGATGATGCTAGATTTTTCATAGTGATTCTCTTTTTCTGCTGTGTTCTTTGTTTCTGTACTAAAATTATACACCGTGGCGACGAGGAAGTCAAGTAAAAAGTGCAACAAATAATGCTACACTTTCAATCACTTATAAAATAGTTCGGAATTAATTTATGTAAGCCACTGTTCCCATGACGGATGACGAATCTCAATAGGCATATTCTTGCGATTATCAACCAGCTGATAATATGTTGGCTCATACGGCACACGAATTGGCTTTACTGTTGTTTTATTGCTCTTGCGAGAATTACACGGTCCACATGCGCTCACGCAGTTAGTCCAGCGAGTTTTGCCTCCTAAACTAACAGGTGTTACGTGGTCCACCGTGAGATTGTGCTTGCCGAACAGGGTATTACAATACTGGCAGGTATTCATATCACGCAGATAAAGATTTGATTTACTAAACCGCGGGATACGTCCTCGGCGCATGTAATCTTTCAACATGATAACCGCGGGCACCTTTGTTTCCCAGTTTGTACTGTGAACCATCCAGTCGTCATAATAATCCAGTACTGTGCACTTATCATGGAACATGTAGAGAATCGCCTCTTTCCACTTTACAGCGGATAAGGGCAAATAACTCACTGGAGCACCATCTGCGTTTATTACGAGTGTGTCCGACAACTTCTTATTCCTTTGTTTAATCTGCTTTTTTGATTACGGGTGCTGGGACGGGAGCTTTTTTGCGGCGATAAAAGTTTGCGCCATTTGCTTCTAGTTCTTCGGTACGCTCATATTTGGGCATTTGCTTAATTTTGCCACCATTGGCCAGAAATTCTGCAATCATTGCCTGCTCTTCATCTGTGATTTTATCATACATTGTAAATTCTCCATGTTTGTAACTCAGTTATAGCACATTAATCTATGCGTGTCAAGCATTTTATGTGCCGTCTATGTTAATCCATACATCATTCTGAAATCCCTGGATTTTATTACTGTCAGTATTGTATATTAGGCTGCCGTTCGCGGCGTTTGAGGAATCTCTCGCTATGGTTGTCAATTGTGGTAAAAGAAATGGTGTAGAGGTTGCAGCCACTGTGGTACCTGATGCTACTGCTGCCTCGGCAGATGCTTCTGCTGCTGCTGTCGCTATTGATTCTGTGGTAGCATCGCCCGCACTAAAGGTGGTTAAACCAGCACTATTTTCACCAGGACAACTCACTGCCGCCGGAACTGTTCCATCACTCTTTTCATCGGCTGGACCTTGCGTTCTTGATGCCGTGAACCCAATAGTATTGCCGCAATAGTCGTATACCGGAATCTGATCCTCTACCGTAGCAATAAACGCATCATCTTTATCTAATATAGCCAATACTGCTGGTGTCACGATTAGATGAAATATATTCGCATACTCCACTACTTCATTGGTAACCGGATCAATATACTGAACCGGATATCCAGCAAGCTGGTCATATGATGATTTAAGACTTGCCGCAATACGAGTATTTTCAGCAACCGTGCCTGAACCAGGATTATGTAGGATTCCTAGTGTGGTACTACATTCGCTACTGCCGCCGCCATTAAAGGTAGGGTCAGCAAAGTCACTGCCGCCAAGACCCGAGCCCGTGCCATCATCACTGGAGGCATATGCGCCCTTTACATTTGTTTCTGCTGCGATTAATGCTTCCATCTCAGTAACGATACTAGAAATAGTGTTTACTAGCTCATTCTCGATTTCAGTCGTGACTGTGCCTGTAGAAATTTCTGGGTAATAATAAGCAATGTCGCCAAGTATGCCTGGATCTTTTGTAGTGATATCACCAGGATCAGTGATAAAGGAACCGGTGTTGAATGACCCATCAAGAGATAAACAGGTAGAGATTGACGGAAAGCCTATCTTGCTGATTAAAGCATCGCCTTTTCCTAACAGCGAACTAAACGCCTGCTCAATCATATTAGGAATAGCAATTGGATTGATTGCCGTACCACAAAAGTTAATCATGTTTGCTACATTGATGGCTTCATTTAGGATACCGTTAAGTCTTCCGATTACACTGTCGATTGACAACATATCCATAAACTTATTAAACGAATCAGAAAGAGATTGTATCGCACCACGCAGTGCTGATTGTAAGAGGTCTAATCCAAGTAACGCATTTATATTTGCCGACAAACAAATCTGAATGTTAGGCAACTTGAAGCCATGTCCGCCAAGAACACTACAAATAAGTTCTCGTAGAGTGAAACTATAATTCGCTCCTGTAACAATTTTAAGAGCATCGCTGCCTAACGCAGTAGTGCCGCTTAGGTGATGTCTTCCGTCAATATAACTATTGACATTTTGTAAACCTGCTTTGAAATCTGTAAAACTCATATTGTATCTCCGTTATCCAGCATTAACATTGCCGCTTGCGCTCGTGGCTTTTGGATTACAGTGTCCGTGTCCGCCATGTCCAATTACTCCACACAAACTATCCGGCGCAGCAGAATTATTAAGAATAATAATAGGTTTTCCGTTTGCGCGGACATTTGTTACTGATGCTCTTAGTGGTCCACCGCCATGCGAGTTGTTATCTCCCTGCAGCACAATATCACGACCATTAACGCGTACTTTGGTACTACTGGATTGTGTTACTGCTCCGCAAGCTCTCGAATCACTATTTCTATGTACACCCGGCATTTTTCAAATCCTTATTTTATATACATATTTATACATTTTGATTTAGACATAAAAATATCCGGCGGACCGGATATAATTACGTTAAAAATGTGTGTTATCTTACAGAACTAATCCGGGCGCTGGCGGTTTGACAATGCCGGTTGTGGATTCGATATATGAGTCAGCGATATCCTTCATAGTTTTCGTTACGGCGAGGATATTAGACCTGTTTATTGAAATTGGTGTTGTTCCCATTGGATTGATACTCATCAGCCAGGGCACCAGCATAGCTTGTCCATTCTGGGGGTGCATGGTGAATACTAGGGGTCTGATAAGAGTAATTTCGTCGTCCGTTCTTTCTGCTAGTTTTCCAACGAGTTCTTCGCCGTTGCCCAGCTTCAATGTGACAATATCGTTGACGTTATAGTTTGAATTTGCTAATAGCATCTGTAGTCGTTTCCTTTTCTGTATTTTCTGTTATAAGTTTGCGTACCATATTGGGGTCCATTCTTGAAAGTGCTTGTCCGCCACCTTCTACTAATAATTCACCGTTGTGGTAAATCTGAGGGACTGTGGTATGTCCTTCTGAAACAATGAATTCTCGTGCTTCCGGGTGTTGGACAATATTAATCTCTTCATACTCAAAGTCATTTCGAGTCAAGTATTGTTTTGCCATAACACAGAAGGGGCAGTCATCTTTGGAGTATACTGTAATCATAAACTAAATCCTAATCCTTTATTATAATTTTCGACTTCTAATGAGTTCGCGTGTCTTATTTTTAATCCCATATTCTTTCCTCTCTTCGAATGAGGCCAATTTAACTCCAACTGTTTGTGGAATGTTCCTAATGAATAGTCATTTTCCTTACAGAACTCTCGCAAGTCATTACTATATACGAATTTATTTAATCCATCAATATATAATAATTTCACATCTGCTCTGTTATAATGTTTTTTACCACGATTGGCATCGCCTATCTTCTTGGCAGTAGCTGTTCCTTTGACAATTACGCCATATCTTGGATTATTTTTTCCAGCACTCTTTTCTGATTGCTTCATTTTGGCGCTGGCAGTATGTGTGTGTCCTTTGAACCATCCACCTGCGGCTTCTTGTAATTGGTTGCGCTTTTGACGTTGCTCGTCCGCCGCTTCGCCGTATATCTCTTCGTATGTCTTTCCCTTGTGGCTAGGTGGGCGATTGTCTGAGCATATATTGGTAAGTATGCCACCAGATTCATAATCTATTCTGCCAAATTTTTGTATATAGTGAGCTTCTATCTGATAAGCAAGGGATTCATCCTCGATGTTCTGAGCATAAAATTCTATCATGGGAGTATACCCTAGCGACTGTAGTTTTCTAATTTTAGCAGTCTTTCTGGTATTACCTTCTTTTAGTAACTGGTTTTCTTGAAAATGTGATAATGCTCGGTTATCTTTTCCCTTGCCAATATAAAATGGTTGTTCAGTTCGTGGATCGATTAACGCATATACATAATACATAAGTTCAGTCTCCTTATCTTTATTTATATAAAGTGAGGTGTTATCGTATGTAATATGTTCGCATCTATAGTCATTATTTCCATAAACAAATATGTTGTATATTCTCTTGTCAAGCACCGGTGTCACGTCAATCAATCGGTCTCCTAAATCCAAAACAGAATGACTAAACGCATGATATAGCCCATGTGAATCCTTTACTATGTAATAACCACGAACTGGATTAAATTCACAATTTTTATGACACTGGAATGGCTTATCGAAGTCTCTTGGCTCTATAGAAACTTCGATAATTTCAGTCATTCCGAGAGCCTTGCCGAATTCAACACACTCTTCTATTAATGGTATCGAATACACTTAAAGACTGAAGCCCTTGAATGTATCATCGGTAACATCCTGTGTGGTGCCGCCATTCACATAACTCGTAATTTGAGTTTGTTGTGGCGCCACCTGTACATCACCACCAGCAATCCACTTTTGTGTCCACGGTAGCGGGTTACTTGTTTGTGAATATGCTTTTGGCAGACCTGCGTTGACCATACGTTTGCCAGCAATGTATTCGATGTATTCGCATAGTAGCTGCTTATTAAGACCCAGCATACTGCCGTCTTTGAACAAATATTCTGCCCAATCTTTTTCTTGGTCAACCGCATCAACAAACATTTGAATGCTTTCTGCTTCTGTTTCTTCAGCAATTTTGATAAAGTCAGCATCATCTTTTTTGAGTGTTTTTAGCAATAGTTGCGTACTGCCTAGGTGTAGATTTTCGTCACGAGCAATAAACTTAATAATCTTGGCATTGCCTTCCATCTTTTTAAGTTCAGCAAACGCCCAACTACATGCGAATGAAACGTAGAAGCGAACGCCTTCAAGAATATTAACACTCATAAGTGCCAACCATAGTTTCTTCTTGAGTTCGTATAGGTCAACTACCAGTTCTTCGCCATTGACTGTATGTGTGCCGGCACCCAACAAGTTATACCAACCTGCTGCTGTGATAAGGTCGTCATAGTACTTTGAAATATCGCCAGCACAGTCAACAATCTCTGGAATGTCCATCAGTCCGTCAAAGATTTTGCTTGGATCACTATAGATATTACGAATAATATGTGTATAACTTCGTGAGTGAATAGTCTCACTAAATGTCCAAGTAATAATCCAGTTTTCAAGTTCTGGCAGTGAAACAATACTACCGAAACTTTCTGCTGGTGCTCTGCCTTGTACACTGTCTAGTAGAATTTGGCGCTTTAGATTACTAGTAAAGATATGCTTCTCGTGTTCAGTCAGCAGTTTGAAGTCCTTGCCATCACGATAGATGTCAACCTCTTCGGGGCGCCAGAAAAACCCTAATTGCTTATCCGTAAACTTATCAAAGCTAGGATACTTCATTGCGTCATAACGCTGAATAGTAACACCCCCCGACGGATCGAGGAATGCTTTATTATTCATTTGGTTGCTTTTGTTCTTTACGTTAAATACCGAACTCATTTATTATTCTCACTTTATTTCTATTTGTTAACTTATTGTATATCTATATCGGTTATTTGTCAAGAACTATATTCAGATGGTACATCCATCACAATCTTCGTCTTCCAGGTCGGCCTGTGGTAAATCGTCATGCTGCATCTTGTCAACATCTACTTCTCCGGCGCCATCATACGTATTGAAATAGTACCACTGCTTTCCCCCCATTTTATAGAACTGGAGCATATGATTCAACAGAGTGCTCATTGGAATCTTTTCATCCGTGAAGTGCTGTGGGTTATAGCTTGTATTAACACTAATGCCCTGGTCAATGTATTTTTGTAGAATTGCCATAATTTGTAGGTAGCCTTCTGGTGACTTTTGATCCCATAGTAGTTCGTATTTGTTTTTCAACTTATGGATGCCTGGTACTACCTGCTTTAGAACACCGTGCTTGCTTTGTTTAATACTAACAAGACTACGTGGTGGCTCAATGCCGTTCGTCGCATTACTAATCTGCGCACTTGTTTCTGCAGGCATAAGTGCCATTAGTGTTGAGTTACGAATGCCAGTTTCACGTAGTTGTGTGCGCAATTCTGCCCATGGCATACGCTCTACTGGTGCTACTAACTCGTCAACATCACGCTTGTATGTGTCAATAGGCAAGATGCCGTCACTATATTTTGTTTGGTCATTCCATCCACATGCGCCCTGTTCTGCTGCGAGATCGGCACTTGCTTTAATCAGATAATAACTCCATGCTTCCGCATATTCGTCAATCATCGACAGATTTGGACTAGTGTATGTCATATCATTTTTAGCCATAAAGTAAGCAAGATTGATAATACCAACACCAAGAGGACGACGACCCATCGTAGCGTTGTAGGCTGCTAGTACAGGGTAGTTTTGGTACGACAATAGTACATCAAGACCACGAACAGCAAGACGACACATGCGCTCAAAGTCACCTGGTTTTTTAACATTGCCCCAATTAATTGCACTCAGCGTACAGAGGCTGATTGCCGCGCTGTCATAGTCTTCTACCATTTCGTCAATATAGTAATATTCGTCATCTTCGTGTATGTCTATCGTGTCATCTACAATTTCATATAGCCAGTCGTCATTCATTTTTTATATCCTTTTAATTTTCTAAGATTATACATCGATAGCCCTGTTGCTTTTGATGCTTCGATCATTGATCCATATTCCACATCATCAACTATGATAGATTTCGAGAACGAATTATCTGAACCGTGGCGATTTCCGCCGGGTTTGCCCTTACTTTCCCATTCTTTATAGTTATATTCTACATTTCGATTGTTTATTATTTTTTTGCACTTATAGCCTTTGTGCTGCGGTCTATTGCCCCTAGCGACACCACTCATTGCTGAAGGATTAAGATCGTTATCTCTACAATACTCTTGCATATTTTCTCGAACTATTGTTGCGCCGCTGGGCGTTATGATTTCCCAAGTATCACTAAGCAAATGTCGCTGATCGTCGTTCATCGGAATACCTTTGTTATGCGCTGTACATCCTTTCTTTGCTTCAGATATACGCCTATAATATATCTCGGATAATATAGGGTCGTCGTGGTGTGACCAACCTCTTCCAGAATAGTTATGCAAATTATAGTATTCGCTGCTATTCGCGGCATCTACACTACAGAGAATCTCTTGTTCCTTGGAAACTGCTTCTTGTCTATTCATGCCAGAATGCAGTATTTTTCTTATATACTGATCAGGATTTTTATTGTAGAATTCGTTAAAGTAGTTACTAGACGAAACATAACCATCACATATTGTCCCGTAGTGCGAGCCAATATATTTCGTTCCGTCTATTCTTGATTCCCACATATAAATAAAGCCGCTTTTCATAATATTATTTTCCATAATATTATTTATCATTATGTACTCTGTTTGCCATTAAATCTTTCTTTCTCGAGGCTTAGAATATTATTATCATAACCTGATTTTTTATATTCTAAATATTCTTGATATTTTTCTTTTGGTACACGCACCTTTCTTCTATGG